AATTTTCAAATTACTCACTAAAATTTCATCTTCGTAAGAATTAATAAAATAATCATCTACGAAATTAAAAGCTATTTTATTTACTTTGTATGTAGTAGCAAAAAATTCATAACACTCTTTAAATTCTTCATAGGTTTTACCGTGAACTACTGCAATCTTTTTACCTGGAAGATCATCATATTTGGAAATAAAATTTTTATAACTTTCAATAGTTCCATCCTTATCATTAAAGACGTCTGGAATAATATACTCTGTGGGTTTTAATTCCTTAACCCAATAAGCAAATTGTTCTGGGTCGTAAGATTCACCCAATTCAAATAATGAATTGTCTAACAATACATGACGACCTTTTCGAACAGATTCAAAATAAAAGTTTTTATATTCAGAATGTGTAGGCAATAGATGTACTAGTGCATAATCGTAATCATTATAAGCCAAAGATTCTTTTAAAAGTGGAATTGGAGTTTCGTGTGATACTAGCATGTCAAAATTATACGTTATTACGAAAATAAATCAAATAAATCTGTTTGAACTTCTTTACCCATTTGAGGCAATCTCCACCCGATCGCCTCATAAACATTTTCAATAGGTGGAACTACAATCTTTTCAAACATCTTATCATAGTCGATTTTGATATTACTAAATTCTTTAGGATATTCATTAATAAATGCAATAGCATCTAAATTGTAAGGATTCTTCATAGCATAGAAATATTTGATCTTTTGTCCGGATCTAATACTTTCATATTTCGAGACTACTTTATGCTCTTGTAATAATAGATTGTGAGCAATAGAAGCCTTTACATGACAAGGAGTTCCCTTTTCGAATTTGTTTAAGGAAGCGGTAGAGGAATATTTGTCATAATCTTTGACTGCTTTTCGGAATGCTGCTTCTGTGACATCTAAAGATTTAAAATCGTTGTAAGCTTCTCTAAAAATATCATTAGTCTTCTTGACGTCTTTTGTTAAGAAAGCCGCCTCAATAGTTTTTTTAATAAACTCTTTAACTCTTTTTGGTGTTGTAGATCGAGCTACTTCTACTCCAACATATTTAAATTTACTACAAGCTGTTCCTTCTTCATCCAGAATATGAAGGATATATCTTTTCTTTTGTAAGAAAGTACCAACATCAGCAATAGCTTCTCTTTTAAATTCAAATCGTGGATCAATAGAATTTAATTCTTGTCGAGCCCATTCTAGAATTTCTTCGTTAACATATTTTTCTAGATCATTTACAATTTCGTGGGCTTGTTCGGTGACCTGATTTTTTTCTGATAATTTAACATTAGTTTTATTTAAAATAGGTTGAATTGTAACATAGCAGGAGTCTGTGTCGTTGTATATGTCTATAGACTCAGTAACTCCATATTTTTCATTAGCTCTTTTTTGTAAAATTTCAGATCCTGTTTTAGCTACCATTTGACCCGTCAATGTGATAGAAGAAGCATTATCAATATCCACAAACGGTGAATATTTGTTAGCCATAATTCCGTAAATGGAATTCAAAGTTAATTTCAATACACTTTGCAGAACATTGTAATAAATGACTTCATCTTCTGTTTCTTTTTTTTGTTTTAACAATTCAGGAGATTTATTTTCTTTTAATTCTTTTTCTATTTTCACTAAAGCCTTTTTAGCTTTATTCATGGCTTTCTTAGACTCTACTCTTTCCCCATATACTCTATTAATAAGAGTCGGTAAAATTCCTTTAAACTTTTGAGTATAAAGAACTCCTGCTTTAGAAACTGATATTTTTTCTTCTTTAATGAATTTATTGAATTTTTCTGTTTCTAGTTTAGTTGTCTTCCCATTAACCAACTTAATTTCTACTTCAGAATCTTTTCTCCAATTACCTGTAACAATTTTACCCAACTTGGTTTCTGGTGAAATGTTTAATGTAATGATAGTATTTGGATAAAGTGAATTGACGTCAAAACTCACTACACTTTCTTTTAATCCTCTTTCGGGTTCTCTAACATAACCACCTTCGAGCGTTTCAGTGTCGCTATCATTTTTAAATGTAGGAATAATTTGACCTTCATTATAAGCTTGGATAGCAATAGCACCTGAAAGAATACCTATTTTACCTAAAGCAGCTTCAAAGTTAGTACATCCTTTATAAGAGAGCATTCGAACTACTTTAAGAAAATTCAATTTATTTTCTAATTTACGTAATAAATCTACGTCTTGAATATTATACTCTACAAATTGATCCCAATTTTCATTAGCTAAGTTGGCGAGGTTGGTAGCATTGTAAGCGAGTTTACCCTCCTTCAACTCATATTCAGCGATGTAATTCAAAGAATATGATTCTCGATCACCAAAACTATAAACTTTATACAATTCCATGTAGTCCAAGGAACTAACACCACTAATAGTCCACTTACCAGCCATTTGACCGAATCTATCTCTAAACTCGCGGAAATGTAAATTTCTAACAGGAGACAATTGATTAATAAAATCCCTACTAATAATGTTAGTAGCTCGGTTGATAATGTAGGGCATATCAAATCGTTCACTATTCCACCCACTGACAATATCTGGGGGATCTGCCTTCCAGTGATCCACAAAACTCACAAATAAATCTTCTTCAGACCCACACTTGAAATAGGTTATATTCTTTTGCTTTGGTGTGTAATCTACATTTAACCCCCAAGTATAAGTGTGATCTTTTAGAGAGTCGTAGATTGTAATAAGATTAACTGGCGCCTTAGCTTCTTTGGGTTCAGGAAAAAAATCAGGACAATGAACTTCAATATCCAGAAAATAAATTTTTAAAGGAAATTTACTAAAATCTTTTTCATGAATTTTATCTTTAAAACTCTCAATAAGAAATTGCTGCTCCACTTGAAAATTACCAAAAAGTCTTTTTGTGGTAGATTCTGTAACAAATTTATTGCGTTCAAAGGAATTTTTGAAGTAATGTTTTTTTAAAGGTGTCTTAAAAATAGACACCGCATCAGTAGCATTTTCCTTTTCAGTATAAAGAAAAGGAGTAAAGGGAATCTCTGTATCAATTCGAGTTCCTTCTTCCGACCACGTTCTTAAAAAGACTGTTCCTTCTCTTGGTGAGTAATAAGCGTTTCTATACACACATCAATAATACGCCAACATATGCAATTCTCAAGTGTTAAGGATTGCATTCTTTAAGATATTTTCTTTCAGGAGAACCGAAAGGAGTAAAATAGGCTTCGTAGTGTTTGCCTAAGTTCTTTTCGTCTTCTAGCCAATAATTGTCTGCTATAGCTCTAGATTTTTTACAGAGGTCTGCATATCGTGTTTGGTCTTTTAAAGCATATTTAATTTGATCAATAAATTCATCTCCCGTTTTGTATAACAAAAGGGCTTCTTTATTATATGTACAGAGATCTGGACACACACAAGGTAAGCCCAATGCACCTGCTTCAATTAATTTAATATTACTTTTTGCTCTATTAAAATTATTATCTTGTAGGCAAGCAAAGGTTAATTGACTATCTGAATTTGCCATGGATTCAGGAAACTCTGGAAGAGGAACCCAAGGATAGTATGCAATTTCTCCATTATCAATAAACGGTTTTAGTGGTAAGGGGAAGCAACCGTAAAATTGCCATTTGAACATAGTACGTGTTTTAATAACAGCTTGGATAATATTAGCAAAATCATCTTGTTGATTGGTACGATTAGTCACATCAACGTGGGTTCCTGAAGCAAAAATAGAAATTTTAGGTTTCTTTTTATTCTTTTCGTACGATTTTAAAAGATTAGCCAAATTATAATAACGATCAAACCACCATTTTTGTAGGTAGTTAGGAATGACAGTAGTGGCTTTATTTCCAGTTTTTTCAATAAAGTAATCTCTCATAAAATCACAGGTCACTGTAACTTCATCACAAAGATTCATAATTTCTAAAATAGAGTTTCGGATTTCGTCTGAAGTAAAAGCGTCTTTATTTCTGTTATAATCTGGAATATCTTCTCTGAAAACAATATCATCAATTTCATAGATGAGTTTAAAATCATTTTGTTTTGAGAGTTCTTTAAGAAACTTAACAAATTGTAATTGAACTGGGGTAGCTTGGCGTTGGATCTTGACCGCTTTAATGTGTTGATAATATCTAGGATCTAAAACCATGGTAGTAGACTCCATGATGATAGCCTTTTGATAAAGATTCAACATATTGTTTGGGGCCATACAACGATAAAAAGCACATCCACCATAATCTGCTAAGTAATTTACTGCTCTTGGTAGGTTTTGTCCTGGG